GCCGAGAATCCTCAGCTGTGGAGCTATAGCAATGCAGGCGACCAACACAGCCTTGTACTGAATCAGCTCCGCGAGCGCGGATTGGCAGCGGCATCTGGTGCGGCCGATGACATTGGATATTTCGAGTGGTCGAGCGACTATGACTTGATTGACGATTCCCCAAGATTTTGGAAAGGCGCAGCGATGGCAAATCCTGCACTTGGTCACACTGTCCACATCGACAATCTCAGAGCTGTCATGAATGATCCGCCTGATGTCGTCCGTACCGAAGTCTTATGCCGCTGGGTTCAGACGATCGATTCGGCGATTCCTGCAGGTGAATGGGCAGAATGTGCAACCGATGATTTAGATTTAGACTTGGAGAAAACTGTCTGGCTTGGGCTGGATTGTTCACCGGATAGACGCGATGCAGCTTTGGTCGCAGCTCAGCGCATCGATGATGATCAATTCGTCGTCAAGCTACTGCACACATGGCACAATGCCATTTCACTGGATGACAAAGCCATCGCAAATGATGTCGCTGATTACTATCGGGACATGCCAGTCGAAGTCGTCGCATTTAGCAAGAGAACAAGTTCGGCCGTGGCATCGAGACTTGTGCCAGCTGGCATCCCTATCATTGACATCGATGGCGCGCTTTATGGGCAAGCGTGCGATGAATTTCTAGGAGCGGTCACATCAAAGAGACTCAGACACATCAACCAACCCGAATTGACCAAGCAAGTCTTGTCAGCGGCCAAATTGAAATTTGGGGATGGTGGATGGACTATCGGACGACGGGCATCACAGAGCACTGTCTGCGCGACGGTTGCTTGTGCGCTGGTCACGCATTTCGCGACACGCCAAGAGACGGATCTTGACATCATGGTCTTTTGATTGTAACGCTCGGGCAAAATTAGCGCATGGGATTATTTGATCGATTCACTGCAGCCAAGCCGATTGATAACATCGTCGATGCGTCATTGGCTCCAGTCAATTCACTCGATTCAATCGGTGCGCCATATTTCGGCGGCATTCAATCAGCATCTCGATCTGAGGCGATGGGCGTGCCGGTAATTGCACGCGCTCGCGGAATTATTTGCTCGACTGTGGCATCACTGCCATTGGAGACAAAAGTCAAAGCTACACATGAGACAGTCTCATCACCACGCGTGATCAATCAGCCTGATCCGCGTATCACTGGCGCAGAATTTTGGGCATGGATTGCGGAAGATTTGCTTTTCAGGCCTGCCGCATATGCAGTCGTCACTCAGAGATATCAGGACAGTGGCAGAATTCAAGCGATGGAGCGCGTTGCGCCAGAGCGCGTCGGCGTCTTTACAAATGCCAACGGCACACAGATCGAGAGCTACACAGTCGATGGAATTACGATCGCGCCTGAGCAGCTTGTGGTCTTTGGCAACATGCAAGAAGGATTGCTCAATCGCGCAGGCCGTACAGTAAGAGCTGCACACGCTTTGGAGCGCGCTGCCTATGATTTCGCATTAAATCCTGCGCCACAAATGGTCGTGAAAACAAATGGCACAAACTTGCCAAAGGAAAGATTGCAAGCTCTCAAAGAGACATTCTTAAATCGCACATCGAAGTCAGTCACAGTGCTCAATGCAGATGTATCGCTAGAGACTGTCGGATTCGATCCAAAGCAATTGCAGATGAATGAAGCAAGACAGTATTTGGCTTTGGAGCTTTGCAGAGCGATCGGATTACCGGCATGGTTCGCATCAGCTGATCCATCAAGCACGACATACTCCAACGCTGTAAATCAGAGGCGCGACCTCATCGATTTCTCGATTCGTCCAATCCTTACCATCATCGAGCAGCGTCTATCGCTAACAGATTTCACGCCAGCATCACAATATGTGCGTTTTGATTTGGACGATTTCTTGCGCGGCAATCCACTCGAAAGAGCGCAAGTGTACGAAATCCTGAATCGCATTGGCGCAATGACAATTGAAGAAATCAGAGAAGAAGAGGACATCATCGGATGAAGCTAACAACACCAATCACGATCACTGCAGCCGATTCAGAATCGCGCACGATCTCAGGCCGCATCGTTGCATTTGATGAGCCTGCAAACGCGAGCACAGGCAAAGTCGTATTTGCTAAAGGTTCAATCGATCCAGCTCCGGTATTTCTTAACCTAGAGCACGATCGCACACGGAGAATTGGCAAGAGCATGGAGATGTCAATGGATGGCGATAGCGCGATCAATGCGACATTCAAGATCAGCACCACACAAGCTGGCAATGATGCACTCATCGAAGCAATGGATGGTCTGCGCGATGGATTTAGCGTGGAGCTTGCCGTCGAGGATTATGTGCAGGAAAAGGGCTACATGAAGGTGCTCAAAGCCGAGCTCACAGGCGTCGCACTTGTCTCAGAGCCAGCTGTGCGATCTGCACGCGTGGCCGAGGTCGCGGCAACAGCCGATGACGAAGATTCCGAATCCACACCGGATGAGGATGCAACACCAACACCAACAACAGAAGGAGACGAAGTGGAAAACACCGTCACAGACGCGGCAGCCGTTACAGAGACGGTTGAAGCCGCACAGTCAGTCACAGCCGCCAGCACCACTGGCGTATTTACAGCAAAGCCACGCCTAGATTTCTCAGCTACTAAGCAGCTCGAAATGACAATCAAGGCAGCAATGGGATCTGAAGAAGCTCGCGCATATGTCGCAGCTGCAGCAGACACCACAGACAATGCAGGCTTGGTGCCAACACGCCAGCTAACCACGGTGATCAATGGCCTAGCAAATGCGACAAGAAGCAACATCGATGCGATCAGCCGTGGCACCTTGCCCGACGCAGGCATGTCGTTCGAAATTCCTAAAATCAGCCAGCTCCCTAGCGTTACAGAAGAAGCTGAAGGTGGCACAGTTGCAGATGTCGATCAGAATGCTGAGTTCTTGAGCGTGAGTGTTAAGAAGTACAGTGGATCTCAGACATTCTCCGTTGAGCTTTTCGACCGTTCATCACCACTATTTGTGGACGAGCTCATGAGAAATATGGCTGCACAGTATGCAAAAGTCACAGATACTGCAGTGAATGCAGCATTGATCGCTGGCGCATCAGCTGATGCGACAACCACATCAACATATCCAACAGCTGCCGAATTGCTCGGAATTGTCTCTCGCGGTGCTGCATCAGTGTATGCAGGCACACAGGGCTTTGCTCGCAACATGATCGTGAACACATCACAATGGGCAAATCTCATGTCACTCAATGACAGCGGCCGTCCAATCTACAATGCTGCACAGCCATCAAACGCTGGCGGCGTAGTTCGTCCAGATTCAGTGCGCGGCAATGTCGCAGGACTTGATCTCTATGTAACAGCTAACACAGCTGCAACAACAGACACAGACGGATCAATCTTGATCGTCAATCCTGATGCCTACACATGGTATGAGTCACCAACATTCCAGCTGCGTGCAGATGTCATCGCAACCGGACAAATCTCAATCATGATGTACGGATACGGTGCAATTGCAACCAAGATCGGCGCAGGCGCGTTCAAGAACAACAAGGCTTAATCGCCACAAATTAACCATCGGCCATTTCGCTCCCGAGGTGGCCGAGCAGTAGAAGGGATGAGCTCATGTCAGCAATCGTTACAGCCTCACAGCTGAGATCAATTCTTGGCGTGAGCTCATCTCTCTACAATGACGCCTATTTGGACGACATCATTGACACGGCCGAAGGCGTGATCCTGCCAATTCTTACGCAGAACACCACAGCAATCACCGAATACAAGCTTGTCTCCAATGTGGCTTATTTCTACACACGGGAGCCACACACTTTTGCAGTCGGCCAATCAGTCGTCGTCACAAAGATGCCTGCGCCATTTACTGCCACATTTACAGTCACAAAGGCTGAGGATCTTTATTTCACGGCCGCGCTAACAAATGCAGATGTCTCGATCCGTCAGATCATTCCGAATGGCACTGCAACCTTATCCGGCTATGGCGCGGCCACTTATTACATCGGCAATCCAAATGTCGAAAGCGCAATCCTTGCAGTAGCGGTCGAAGTATTCCAAAGCCGCACAGCTGCAGGCGGTCAGATCGAAGGCGTGGACTTTAGCCCGACGCCGTTCCGGATGGGCCGCAGTCTCACAAACAGGTGCATAGGGCTTTTAGGTGATTTGGTCGATACTCGATCGATGGTGAGCTGATGCCTGCATCAACCATTGCCACAAGCGTCCGAGGCGCAATCAAGACAGCCATCGCAGGCGTTGCAGCCAATACCTATGATTCAGTGCCTGAATCACCTATCGTGCCATTTGCTGCAGTCGTGCCAGCATCCCCATATCTTGAAGCCAATCTGATCGGCACATCTACCCGTGTCAAAGTCAATCTTGTCATCACTGTCGGCGTTGCAATGTACTCAAATGCCGCCGCGCTCGACAACATCGAGCAGCTAGTCATGAGCATTCTGGCGGTTATCCCGTCAGGTTACACAGTCGGCTCTGTGTCTAATCCAATGCCAGTTTCAATCGGAGCATCCGACATTCTCGCTTGTGAGATTGAAATATCAACCCAATACACACAAACTAACTAGGAGTAATTATGCCAACGACCGTCATCACCGGACGCGATCTAGTATTGACGATCGCTACCGTAAATTACGACGCACAAGCCTCATCAGTAATCCTTTCCAATGAGCACACCATCGAGACATTTCAGACTTTGGACGGCCGCGCCTACAAAGCGATTGATGATCAGTGGACACTCGATGTCGAAATGCTTGCAGACTGGGGCGCATCAGGATCACTGTGCGAATCACTGTGGACAGCGTGCGAATCAGCACCAAACACCACTTTGGCTGTGTCACTCACAGCTGTAACTGGTGCGGTATTCACATGCAATGTGTTGCCAGTATTTCCATCCGTCGGCGGTTCAGCACCGGATGCTCAAACTGTCTCACTATCATTCACAGTAGTCGGCACACCAACCGAGACATTTAGCTAAAAAGGAGATCGGGAGCATGAAAACAAACATCACAATTGAATACACATCGGGCGAAGTCGCTACATATGTGGCGGCTCCGCCTGAGTGGTGCAAATGGGAAAACAAGACAGGCCACACCATCACACAAGCTGCAGACAAGATTGGGATCTCTGATCTACTTTTCTTGGCATATCACGCCATGAAGCGTGAATCAGCTGGCAAGCCTGTCAAGCCTTATGAAGCATGGATCGAGACAGTCTCGGACATTACGACTGAGGAGCCTGAAAACCCAAAAGCTACGCCGTCGGAAGCCTAAATCGCACCATCGTGGAGCTGGCAATTGCCACGCAGATCCCGATGAGCGAATGGCAAACGGCGGAGCAGATATACACAGCGATCGAGATTCTGGAGAAGCGGAATGGCTAAAGCAGGCAAAGGAACGATGGCCATCACGGTCGAGCCTGTCGAATTCCGAAATCTAATCAGATTGCTTGGATCATTGCCTGCAGAATCACAGCAAGAGATCCGTGATCGAGCATTGCCACTTTCACAAAGATTTTCCGGACAATTGCTTATGTTCGCACAAGCATCGAGGACGCCAGTGGCCGTCAAGGTTGCTGAATCACTAGCACCAAAGCGTGATCGATTGATCCGCGTTGATGTCGGTGGTACAAAGAAAGTCGGCCGCAAATACGGCGGCGAAAAGCGCGCAGGCGGCAAAGTCGTCCAGCAAGGTCAAGCGGTTGCAGGCGCATTGCTTTGGGGATCCGAATATGGATCACATCGCGGCGTCGATCGTCGTGGTCGCGCTTACTCTGACAGATTCAAGGCTCCATACAACAAGTCGGGATACTGGATCAATCCTGCAATGGATTATTATTTGCCTATTATTGCTAGAGAATATGCACAGATGGTGCAGGATGTAGTGAAGAAGGCAGGGATGGACTGATGGCGATTCCAAAGGTCAAGATAACTTTTGACGCCGATCTCGATGGCTTACGCAAAGGCGTCAATGGTGCATCCAATGAAGTGCAGGGCTTTGGCGACAGGGTTGCAAAATTCGGCAAAATGGCAGGCGCGGCATTTGCCGCAGCTGGCGTCGCTGCCGCTGCCTACGCTGGCAAATTGCTGGTCGATGGCGTCAAGTCTGCGATCGCTGATGAAGCTGCACAGGCCAAACTCGCTACCACTTTGGAGAATGTAACTGGCGCGACAAATGCTCAGATCGCAGCTGTGGAATCTCAGATCACCAAGACATCGTTGCTGACTGGTCTGACCGATGATGAATTGCGTCCAAGCTTTGAGCGATTCGTGCGTGCTACAAAGGACGCAGATCAAGCTCTCAAATTGCAGGCCATCGCCATCGATGTCGCCGCTGGATCCGGTAAATCTCTCGAAGCTGTAACAAATGCCATGAGCAAGGCGGCCGAAGGCAATGCAGGATCGCTGGCCAAGCTAGGCGTCGGACTTACTGCCGCGCAGCTTAAGACGATGTCGATGGAAGAGATCACGGCTCAACTCGCTGCCACATTCGGCGGTCAAGCATCCCAACAGGCTGACACATTTCAAGGCAAGATGCAGCGGCTCCAAGTCGCATTTGATGAAGGCAAAGAAAGCGTCGGATCTTTCGTGCTCGATGCCATTACGCCGATGGTCTCAGGCTTTGTCAATTCAGTCATCCCAGCTGTGCAGAAATTGGCTGAAGAGCTCGGGCCAAAACTTACGCCAATCTTCATCGCTTTGCGAGATTACATCCAAAATTATGTCATCCCGACATTTACAGCCATTTGGTCTTTCATCACGGAATATGTCATTCCAGCCATCGGCAGTGTGCTCACACCAATCATCGATGGCCTGCGATCAGCATTTGAGAAGGTCACAGCAAAGATCGCTGAGAATGAATCAAAGCTCAAGCCACTCAAAGCTTTGCTCGAAGTGATCGCCAAAGTAATCCGAGATGTAGTCGCTCCGGTAATTGGCACAATTCTCGGCAGGGCATTTGACACACTTGGCACTGCCATCAGCTTTGTCATCGGTCTATTTTCCAACCTTGTCAATGTCGTCAATAGCGCATTCAACGCGATCAAAAACATCGTCAATTTCATCAAAAATAATCCAGTGACACAGGCAGTCGGCGGAGCGATCGACAATATCTTTGGCGGTGGTCGAGCCAATGGTGGCCCAGTATCACGCGGCACATCTTATGTCGTAGGCGAGCGCGGCCCAGAATTATTCGTGCCAAATACATCAGGCAAGATCATCCCAAATGGCGGCTCTGGCGGTCGAGGCAATACCATCAATCTGACAGTCAATGGCGCAATCGATGCCGAAGGTACGGCTCGCACCATCATCGATGTACTCAATCGATCAACCTCACGCGGCACACTTGGTGCAGGACAGTTTAGTTATTCATGAGCAATTTCAATCCTGAATGGCGCGTCACGATCGGTGGCACGATATACACAAATGTGATTCTTTCAGGCGTATCGATCACATCAGGCCGCACCGACATTTATTCGCAGCCCGTTGCTGGATATTGCTCACTGACTGTCATCAATCTTGACAATTCGGTATTCAATTTTCAAGTCAATCAAGGCATGACACTACAGCTCAAGGATTCGACTGGTACTTATGTGACCATCTTTGGCGGCAACATCACTGACATCACACTGGAAGTCGTTGCCGCTGGTGGCGCAGGAATGGCAACAGCTGCATCGATGACAGCTCTCGGTGCGCTCGCTCGATTGCCGAAGGCATTGACTGACGGCGTATTAACAAAGGATCTTGATGGAGATCAGATTGCTGTGATTTTGCAAGATTTGCTGGTCAATAACTGGCTCGAAGTGCCGCCAGCATATACATGGGCAACTTATCCAGCGACTACCACATGGACGATGGCTGAAAACACTGGCTTAGGCGAGATTGATTCTGGAATCTATGAGCTACAAGCTCGCACATCCGAAGTCACTAATGTCTATTCGCTCGCATCAGCTTTGGCCACATCGGGATTTGGCTACCTCTACGAATCAGCCGATGGCCTAATCAATTATGCAGGGGCGACATATCGCCAAGATTATTTGGCCAACAATGGCTACACTACAATTTCAGCCAATCAAGGGCTCTCAGCTGGCATTCGCACAATCACTCAGTCAGGCGATGTCCGCAATGTCATCGCTCTCAAATGGCGAGCAGGCACTGAAGAAGTCGAGGATCTGGATTCAATTGCGCTATTTGGCAAGCTTGGGCAATCGATCACGACAACATTGCACGATCACGCGGATGCGACATCTCAAGCCAATCGATACCTAGCTCTCAGGTCATATCCAAGAGCCAAATTTGAGTCGATCACATTCCCAATCACATCGCCTGAGCTTTCAGATGAGCAGCGCGACGCGCTTCTGGGCATATTTATGGGGATGCCAATTAGCTTGACGGATCTGCCGCTGAACATATCCGGCGGACAATTTCAAGGCTTTGTCGAAGGCTTTACATGGAGCGTCTCGCTCAATTCAATCCTTTTGACAATCAACATGTCTCCAATCGAATTTTCACTCGTTGCCGTAAACTGGGAGCAAGTGAATGCAGCAGAACAGTGGAACACACTGAGCAATACACTCACATGGGAAAAAGCAACAGGAGCGGTGGCATAAATGGCAACGACAACAAACTTTGGCTGGGAAACGCCAGACGATACGGATCTGGTCAAGGATGGCGCAGCGGCAATGCGTACGCTGGGCAATTCGATTGACACATCATTCGTCGATCTTAAAGGTGGCACATCTGGGCAAATCTTGTCCAAGGCATCAAATACAGATCTCGATTACACATGGATCACCAACGATCAAGGTGATATCACGGCAGTCACAGCTGGCACAGGCATTACAGTCACAAATGGCACTGGGCCAATACCATCGGTTGCAATCGATTCAACAGTGGCCACGCTGACAGGCACGCAGACACTCACGAACAAGACTTTAACATCGCCAGTCTTGACAACACCAAGCATTAGCAACATTGATGCAAAGGGTGACTTGCTTGCTGGCACAGCTGACAACACAATCGGTCGTCTGGCCGTTGGCGCAAATGGCACAGTCTTGACGGCAGATTCAGCTGAAGCCACTGGAATGAAATGGGTTGCAGCGGCAGGCGGCGGCGGTAAAGTTTTACAAATGGTCTATGCCACTTATTCGACCCTTGTATCAAACTCAACTAGCACTTATGCTGACACTGGATTGACGGCAACAATTACACCGACCTCCGCTACATCAACTTTATTGATTTTTGTAAATCATTCAAACGTGTATAAAGAATCTGGCAATGCAACATCTCAACTATTGTTGAAACTTTTGCGAGGTTCAACTCAGATTTATGAAATGAGCAATTTATACACGGGCGTTAGCAACAATTTACAAGGTTCAGTAACTATCGTCCATAGAGATAGTCCAGCGACCACAAGTTCATTGACATACAAAACACAATTTAGAAATAGTCCTAATGCTGCCGCGGTCACAGTTCAGGCCGACAGTAATCCATCCTCAATGACAATTTTAGAAATAGGTGCATAATGAATGTAAGAGGAACAGACGTTTTAATGATGCTACGTCCTAAAGGTGGTTGGATTATTTCTGGGAATGATTATGAAAACATCAAATTTTTAGAATGTGAACCATTAACAAAACAAGAATTTGAACACGGTTTTACAATTTTTGACGCTTGGAAAATTGAACAAGAATCTGAAAAAGCGGCGGCAAAAGCTGCGCTGCTAGATCGCCTTGGTATTACAGCCGTCGAAGCGAATCTTTTGCTCTCATGACATATCCAGTCGCATCAGCTCCACACG